TGGGCAGTAATCGTAGCGCATAGACGCTGCGGTAAGACTGTTAGCTGCATTAATGAGCTTATCTATAAAGCACTAATAGAGGGCAAAGAAGATGGTCGCTATGCCTATGTTGCACCATATTACAGCCAAGCCAAGAATATCGCTTGGGACTACCTATTAAGATTTAGTCAGCCAGTAATGGCTAAAGCTAATCAATCAGAACTATGGGTGGAACTTATAAATGGCGCAAGGATTAGGTTGTTTGGTGCTGATAATGCTGACTCTTTACGAGGTTTATACCTTGATGGGATTGTCCTAGATGAGTATGCAGATATGCGTAGCCCTAGAATATGGGGTGAGATTGTTCGCCCATTGCTTGCAGACCGACTCGGTTGGGCAGTCTTTATTGGAACACCTAAAGGCCACAATGCTTTCTGGGACATCTATAACAATGCCACACAAGACAGAGATTGGTATGTAAAAGTCTTAAGAGCTAGTCAAACAGGCTTATTGCCGCAGTCAGAATTAGACGATGCTCGCAAGGTAATGACCCCTGACCAGTATTTGCAAGAGATGGAATGCGACTTTGAGTCTGCAATCCTTGGCGCATATTACGGAACAGAAATGCGTCATTTAACCGACCAAAACAGAATTACCCCTATTGAATACGACCCAATGTTTCCCCTTGAAAGCGCCTGGGATTTGGGTTATTCAGACGATACAACGATTTGGACTTACCAAGTTGTGCATGGTGAAGTTAGATTTCTTGACTACCACACTACCAATGGCAAGAGTATTCCGTACTACACAGGCTACATACAACAGAAAGAAATGGAGTATGGCGCTAAGTATGAAACACATTATTTGCCTCACGATGCTAGAGCTAAAACATTAGCAAGTGGCGGAAAGTCTATAATTGAACAACTTTCTTTGAAAATTCCGTTAAAATCTATGAAGATTGTGCCAAATTTAGGACTTCAAGACGGAATACAGGCAACACGCATGATGTTACTGAGAAGCTGGTTTGACCCTAAATGTGAGGATGGAATTGAATGTTTGCGTCAGTACCAAAGAGAATTTGACGAGGATAAGAAAATATTTAGAGATAAGCCTAGGCATGATTGGGCATCACATGGCGCAGACGCAGCAAGGATGGCGGCAGTAGCTTGGAAAGAAAGAGAAAAGTTACCCTCGAAAGACGACTCGATTAAAGGGCTATTGGTAGGACAAACCGAAGTGAGCTTGAATGATATGTGGAAACAAAACCCACAATCTAGTTCAAGAGGGAGAATTTGATGGCAAATGATAAGGCAACTGTAAATCACAGTTATGAAGATTGGTATAAAACGATTATGGGCTATGAGCGCTCATATAAGCGTTGGGAAGCCAGAGTAGACCGCATAGTTAAGAAATATAAAGATGATAGCCGCTACGACAGAAACCCTAATGCACGATTTAACATCCTCTGGAGCAATGTTCAGACTATTCAGCCAGCTATCTTTGCAAGACTTCCTAGACCTGATGTTAGCCGTAGATTTAGGGACAATGACCCTATAGGTCGTGTAGCTTCAATGATGCTTGAGAGAGCATTAGAGTTTGAAATTGAACACTATGGCGACTATAAGTCTGCTATGAATAACAGCGTTTTAGACCGTCTATTGGGTGGTCGTGGCGTTAGTTGGGTTCGTTATGAGCCGCATATTGTTGGCGAAGAACCAGGTGTGCCTAACGATGGCGTAGAAGTTACTGAAGATTCCGATGAAGCTGAAACACCTGAAGCTACCGAATTAGAAAACCAAGAACGCATTGAATATGAGTGCTGCCCTGTAGATTATGTCCATTGGCGTGATTTTGGGCATACCATTGCTAGAACTTGGGAAGAAGTAACCGCAGTATGGCGTAAGGTTTATATGAGTCGCCCTGCATTGGTTGAGCGTTTTGGCGAAGAATTAGGCTACAAAATACCTTTAGACACAAAGCCTGACGACTTAAAACAATCTTACAAATCTGATGACGGTGTATATGAGGCGCTGATATATGAAATATGGGACAAAGAAACAGGAAAAGTATTGTGGATTTCTAAGTCCCTCGGAAAGATATTGGATGAACGAGATGACCCATTGGGTTTGGAAAACTTTTGGCCTTGCCCAAAACCTCTCTATTCCACTCTTACGACTGATAGCCTTGAACCTATCCCTGATTTCGTTATATACCAAGACCAAGCAAGAGAATTAGATGTTCTATGCGACAGAATTGACGGCTTAATTAACGCATTGAAGGTTCGTGGCGTTTACGATGCCTCGGCCTCTGAACTACAGCGCTTGTTCTCCGAAGGCGAAAACAACACAATGATTCCAGTTCACAACTGGATGGCATTTGCCGAGAAACAAGGTATGAAAGGTGCTATTGACCTTGTAGATTTAGCTCCTTTTGCAAGCGCATTGATGTCTTGTTATTCCGCAATGGAGCAAGTTAAGGGTCAAATCTATGAATTAATGGGTATTGCCGATATTCAGCGTGGTCAAACTGACCCAAGTGAAACCCTTGGCGCACAGATTATTAAGTCAAACAACGCTGCTGGCAGACTTAAGACTCAGCAACACGCAGTCGTAGACTTTGCTACTAGCCTACTTTGCATTAAAGCGCAAATTATCTGTAATCACTTTACTGATGACACCATTATTAAGATTTCTGGTGCAATGCAACTGTCTGAACAAGACAGACAATACATTCCAAAGGCTTTAGAGCTATTAAGAGATGAGTCAGCCAAGAATTTCCGCATTGAAGTCACCTCTGACTCAATGATTTACCAAGATGAGCAGCAAGAAAAAGCCGACAGAATAGCGTTTTTAAGCGCTGTAGGCTCATTTATGCAAACTGCTTTACCTACGGCTCAAGCTGCACCTGAAATGACCCCTATGTTGTTAGAAATGCTTAAATTTGGCGTAACTGCGTTCAAAGCTGGTAAGCAATTAGAAGGAATTATTGACCAAACTGCTGATGATTTGCGTATGCAATACGAGCAATCTAAAGGTCAGCCTAAAGCACCTCCTATTGAGATTCAAAAAGCGCAGATGGATAGCCAGGCTAAGATGCAACAGCTACAAATGACTGCTCAACTAGAGCAAGCCAAGCTACAAGGTCAAATGGAGTTAGAAAAAGCTAAACAAGAATACCAAGCGCAAGAAAATCAGCTTAAATTCCAATTAGAAGCCCAAAGAAATCAATCTGACCTTGAAATGCAATCTCGTGTTGCCCAAATGAAGATGATGACTGAAAGAAATACTCAAGTTCTTCTTGCCCACATCAACAATGGCGCTAAGATTGAAACTGCTCGTATTTCTGCTGGTGAGTCTGATGGCGAACAAGCATATATGACTGAAGAAAGCCTAGCACACGCTATGGAACATCCAATGCAACCGATTGCTAATGCTATTGGTCAAGGAAATCAGCAAATGGCACAAGCAATTAGCGCTTTAGTTGATACAATTAATGCTCAACATAACAGGCCTAAGACAGTAGTTAGAGGTCAAGACGGCAAAATTATTGGGGTTCAATAATGGCTATTACAGTCAAGCATAGTAAGGTTTCAACAATACCTGACGATGCAGACACATCGTTAGTTCGCCCTAGTGATTGGAATGACGACCATGTATTAACAGGCACAGTCCCTATTACCAATGGTGGTACAGGCGCTGCTACAGCTAATGACGCATTTAATGCTTTAGCGCCCAGCCAAACAGGCAATAATGGTAAATACCTAACAACTGATGGTACAAATACTTCTTGGGCTACAAACCCATTAGGAACAGTTACTAGCGTTGCCGCTACTGTGCCTAATTTTTTAAATGTTACAGGTAGTCCAATTACAACAAGCGGAACATTGGCTATTGCTTATTCAGGAACAGCTTTACCTGTGGCTAATGGCGGTACAGGCGTTACAAGTAGTAGCGGTGCAAATAGCGTAGTTTTGCGTGATAGCAACGGAAACATTACTACTAACTGTTTATTTGAAGGTTTTTCCACACAAACGGCAAGTGGAACAACCATTGTTTTAATCGCTTCTTCCGTACAAAATTGGCAAATTACAGGTTCTGGTGGTCAAACAATTCGACTTCCTGATGCCACTACTTTGCCTAATGGCGCAACATTTACTTTTAATAACAATCAGTCTTCAGGTTCGATTGTTGTCCAAAATAATTCTTCTACAACTATTGCCACAATTAATTCAGGCGGTTATGTAACTGTTGTTTTATTAAGTAATTCAATAGCAGCAGGTTCTTGGGATAGACATGATTCAACCCCTTCAAATGTGTCTTGGTCTACCAATACTTTGGATTATCCTGGTTCAATTACTTCAGCAACTTGGAATGGCAATACAGTTGCAGTAAATAGAGGCGGCACAGGTCAAACAACTTACACAGATGGTCAATTATTAATTGGTAATAGCACAGGGAATACCCTAACAAAATCTACATTAACCGCAGGAACAGGTATTTCTGTAACTAATAGTGCTGGCGGCATTACGATTGCTAATACAAGTCCATCAAGCGGTGGTACAGTTACTTCTATTACTGCTGGCACAGGTTTGTCTGGTGGTACAATCACTACAAGCGGAACAATAGCCCTTGCTAATACCACCGTTAGCGCTGGCTCTTACACCAACTCCTCTATTACCGTAGATGCACAAGGTCGTTTGACTTCCGCTTCCTCTGGTACAGCGCCAGTTACTAGCGTTACAGGCACAAGCCCTGTAGTTTCTAGTGGCGGTACAACTCCCGCTATTAGCCTTGCAACTGGCTATGGTGATACCCAAAACCCTTATGCAAGCAAAACAGCTAACTATTTTTTAGCTGCCCCTAACGGTTCTGCTGGTTCACCAACATTCCGTGCAATGGTGGCTGCCGATGTACCTACCCTAAACCAAAACACAACTGGTTCTGCTGCTACGCTTACGACTGGTCGCACTATTAGCATTACAGGTGATTTGGCTTATACAAGCCCTAGTTTTGATGGCTCTACCAATGTAACCGCAGCAGGCACATTAGCTACCGTAAATAGCAATGTAGGAACATATACC